TACTTAGTATAGCTTAAGTAAATATATATATCAGCAATTAGATAAGTCGTTTATCCATTAAGGAGAGTGATCATATCTTGACTGCTAGGAACAGACTAGAAGTGGCTTAGCAGTGTATCGCTAAGCTGCGAACTCTACGCATTTCACTCTGTGCACCACATGCACACACATCTAATAAACATCGAGCCGTTATTTAGGAATGAGCCTTTGAGGTGATCAGTTATAGCTGGTGCTGCTTCGATGGGCTGATTTCCTATGTGGCAAGGGTTCATTACTAAGTAAGGATAGCACTATGCAATACGCAACTATTGTTATTGAGAATACTCGAGTTAGAAGCAACGAATATGGAGCTTACAACTTAAATGATCTTCATAGGGCTGCGATATCTGGCGGCATAGCTAAAGAATGGCAGCGACCAAGTCAGTTTTTAAAAGCTGATGGAGTGAAAGAGTTTGTTGAAGAAGCAACCAGAGTGCTAAAAGTCACTCTGGAACAAAATCAAATACTTAAAGTTGTTAATGGCGGTAATAATCGTGGTACATGGGCGCATGAGATTATCGCGCTACGATATGCATCATGGTTATCTGCTGCTTTTGAGGTAAAGGTATACCAAACATTCAGGGAGTTTGTTCTTGGTCACCTAAGCAAGTTTGCGCAAGCCAATAAACTTGAACTTGAATACCAAAGTAAAAAGAAAAGGGTAAGCACTGCTGCAAGGATTATGAATAGGTGGGGTGTTGGTGGTGAGAAAAATCACCTTGAATCGCAACGAAAGCTACTGGCTAATGAAATTCAAATGACTATACCTGATCTATTGGAGGGTAAGTAATGAATGATCCATTATATGCTTGTGATTTTTTTTGTGGACAAGTAGCCGAGGCTTATTTGCTTTATCTGATATCCGTGTGGCGCAGACCTATTTATAGATATGAGACAGGGGATATTGAAGTCAGTAAGTCATTTCTTCACGGTCTGCTAGATGGGTACCCAAAAGATAGAATGACTGACAGTTATCGTGCCAGATTCTATTCAAAATTACTTAAAGAGTTTGATGAGACTCCGTCAAAAGGCGTGGTTATCTGTGGTGGCAAAATACCAGAATTAAGTAAGCGCGGAATTAAATACATGAATGCTCTTGTTCATGAATACGGTGACATGCTTACTGATATTGGTGTTAGAGATGAATACGGTACTCTAGTTCCACCTGATAATTGCCGTTACGAAAATGCAGGAGCAACTCATTGACCAAGAAAGAAAAAGACTGGCTAGATACTCTCCATCGTCAATTACAGCAATCACTTGAATACTTACACTGTGGCAGAGTTGATGATGGTAGGATAGTTGCTGAAATCGTCGAGCGAGAGTTAGGAAAACTGCTCAGTAAATCGAAGAAATGAAAGGTCGCTCAGCGGCCTAAGGGCATGAGCGACTGCCATAACACCACAAAAGAACCTCGTTAGCTAATACCAGAAATGCTAGCTTTGACTTTCCTAATTAGATCTGAAGTAACATCTAAGTAGTTGCAATCATCCTTAACAGAATCAACAAACCCATTAGGTCCAACTTTTTCTAATAGGTCATCATAGGCCCACAGCTCTTTTTCTAGCCCGTTAGAGCCAAATTGACATTCAGCATTGCCACGTAGCTTAGGGTTAGTGCGAATTTCATTAATAATCCACAGCATGTCTTTTTTGATGTTCAATATGTCATCGTATGTATAAAGCACAGCACACCTCTAGAGAGAATTTTAAATGGCACTCAACGATAAACAGGAAATGTTTTGTCGCGAGTACCTCATCGATTTAAACGCTACACAAGCGGCTATTCGTGCGGGGTACAGCGAGAAAACTGCTAACGCACAAGCGAGCCGATTGTTAGTAAATGTTAACATCCAAAATAGAATTAAAAAACTCAAATCAAATAGGAATGAGCGTGTTGAAGTAGACGCTGATTATGTCCTCAATAGGTTGGTTGAAATAGACCAAATGGATGTATTGGACATACTCAACGAGAGTGGCGACTTAAAGCCTGTAAGGGATTGGCCTAAAGTTTGGCGTACAACATTAAGCGGTTTAGATGTTATGTCAATTTCTACAGGTGAGGAAGGAACCGATGCTTTACTCAAGAAAATAAAATGGCCTGACAAAGTTAAGAACCTTGAGCTTCTTGGTAAGCACGTCAAAGTGCAAGCATTCAAAGAGCAAATTGAGCAAAAAGTCGAAGCTACACACAACATTATGCCTGTTCCATCCTGTGACAACGTGGATGACTGGGAAAAGGCTGCGCAACAGCAACAAGGTGAGGTATTAGGTGGATGAATTACAACGTAGTATGGAAACCTTTGCCCGGCTCTCAGTCTTTATCACTAAGTTGTCCATGCAACGAAATATTGTATGAAGGAACACGAGGCCCCGGTAAAACAGCGGCTCAATTGGCGCGTTTTAGGCGCAATGTTGGAGTGGGTTATGGCACATTTTGGCGTGGTGTTATATTTGATACAGAATATAAAAACCTTGCGGATATCATTACTCAATCGAAGCGTATGTATCGCCTATTTAAAGATGGTGCTCGCTTTCTTGCTTCCGCTTCCGAGTTACGTTGGGTGTGGCCGACAGGTGAAGAGCTGTTATTCCGATTTGGTAAAGAGGCGGATGATTACTGGGATTACCATGGTCAAGAGTTCCCCTTTATTGGCTTTAACGAATTAACCAAGCAAAAATCAGCCGATTTTTATGAAGCAATGTTCTCTTGCCGTCGTTCGTCATTCCGTCCCGAAGACTATCCACTTGAAAATGGTTCACTGTTAAAACCTATTCCTTTAGAAACATTCAGTACTACGAATCCATTTGGTATTGGGCACACATGGGTAAAGAAAAGATTTATAGAACCAGCTCCTCGTGGAACAGTTATTCGTGAAACGCAAAAAGTCTTTAACCCACAAACTGAACGTGATGAGGAAATTACATTAACTCGCGTCGCTATTCATGGCTCATTCAAGGAAAACCCTTATTTAGATCCTCAGTACATTGCAACATTGATGGGTATCAAAGACCCAAATCGTCGCAAAGCGTGGGTAGAGGGTTCTTGGGATGTGACGAGCGGTGGGCGTTTTGACCACCTCTGGAATGCAACGCATCACGTTATTAAACCGTTCCAGATCCCCGACAGTTGGATTGTTGACCGCTCCCATGACTGGGGAGAGTCAAAGCCATTTTCTAACTTATGGTGGGCGCAATCGGATGGTACCGAAGCCACATTACCCGATGGCCGTAAGTTTTGCCCACCAGCAGGGACGTTAATTTTGATTGGTGAGTGGTATGGGTGCCCGCCTGATGAGCTCAACAAGGGGCTGAATATGTCATCAACCAATGTTGCTAAAGGCATTAAGTGGATTGATGAGCGTTTAATCGGAGTTGATTCCGTCATCCCTAGTGAAATTAGTAAGGACGGAAAGACTCAGGGGCAATTAAATATCATGCCGGGTATTTGTAAAAAGGTAATTAAAGGGCCTGCTGATAACGCTATTTATACACCAAGCGATGATGAAGACTCTATCGCCCAAAAAATGGAAGCTCAAGGTGTTGGCTGGATGAAAGCAAACAAGAACCCAGGTTCACGTATTAACGGGGCATCTTTATTTGCTGACATGCTTGAGGCGGTGATTGAGGGTAAAAAAACAGAGTCAGGCATGCCAGAAAAACCTGCTTTCTATGTATTTGATTATTGCCGAGGGTGGATTAGCCGTGTACCTGTTTTAGTTAGAGACTCTAAAAACCCTGATGATGTGGATACTGAGCAAGAGGATCATGATTGGGATGCTACTCGCTATCGTGTATTGCATAAACCTATCCGCCCAGCATTCGAAATTAACCTAGGAACAACCTTCTGATGAGTACAACAAATGTAGATTTCACTCGACCGGAGTATAAAACGGCTGCTCCTCAGTGGGAGTTAGTGCGCTCTGTTTGTCGAGGTGGTGAAGATATAAAAAGCTATCTTCCTGAGCTTGAAGAGCAAGATAGTGAGCGTAAAAAGAAGCGCAATAAAGATTATCAAGACCGAGCGGTGTTCTATCCAATAACGGGCAATACTCGCAACGGCATGATAGGGATGGCGTTTAAAAAGGATCCGCTCGTTGCAGTCACCGACAAGCTCGCTTGCTTAAAAGACGATGCAGACGGGGCGGGTTCAAGTATCTATCAATTGGCTCAGTCTTCACTTGAGTCAGTATTAGAAGTCGGCCGGCATGGTCTGTATGTTGATTACAATAGTGATTCGAAACTCCCGTACATATTCCAATATCGTGCTGAAGACATCATTAACTGGCGTACAGCTCGTATTAATGGGCGCACGATGTTAACGCTGGTGGTATTGCGTGAAACGGTGGAAGAAGAGGACGGGTTTGGATTTAAGGATGAGGTTCAATACCGAGTATTAGCGATAGAGGAAGGTAAATTTATCTGTCGTGTTTATCGCAAGCCTAGCGGAAGTAGCGTTTTTGTAGTCGACAAAGAGTATATTCCAGAACGTGCAGGTAATGGCGCGTGGGATGAAATCCCTTTTACGTTTATTGGTGCACAGAATAACGATCACACTATTGATGAGGCACCACTGTTAGGGTTGGCAAAAATCAACCTAGGGCATTATCGAAACTCTGCTGATTACGAAGACTCTGTTTTCTTCTGTGGACAAATACAACCTTATCTAGGTGGGCTAGGAACAGAATGGCGTGACTATCTAGAAAAGAAAGGCGTTATGGTTGGTTCTCGCTCGCCAATTATGTTGCCAAAAGAGGGTTTCTTTGGTTACGCTCAGGCTCAACCTAACATGCTGGCAAAAGAAGCGATGGACAGTAAGCGCGATTACATGGTAGCGCTCGGTGCTCAATTAGTCTCTTCTGACAGTAAGGTGAAAACGGTTATTCAATCAGTCGGTGAGCAAAATGCCCAAACATCAATCCTCAGTATTTGTTGCTCTAACGTTTCCGATGCATGCAGTAAATCGCTAATATGGTGTGCTGAATATTTAGGTTTAGATACTGCAGACATTTCGTTTGAGATTAACAAAGACCTCGTTAATCACATTGCCGATAGTTCTATGATCCGTGAAATCGTCGCAGCATGGCAATCTGGCGCAACACGTAAATCTGATTTAGTGAGAAGTTTGCAGAAATACGATGTTATCAATCCTGCTGATGATGTCGATGTGGTGGTGGATGAACTTAACAATCAAGGGCCAACAATGGTAGGTGAGACATGAGATCAGTGAATGAGCGGTTAATGGATGAATTGATTGCTCACTCCCTGTTTTCTGGTCGCTATTCTACAGGGGTGGCGAGACGCATGATAAAAGCTCTTAATGAGTTTGATGCTGAATTAACTGCTTCGCTTATTGTTGCCTTAGATGATGCCTCTATCGATGTTAATAGCTTCACTGCACGGCGATTGGAGTCGTTACTATCCAGCGTTAGAAGTATTAATAAGCGAGCTGTTGATAGCGCTTTTTCGCTACTGACGGAAGAAATGAGAGCGCATGCATTATATGAGGCTGGTTATTACCCATCCCTTTTTGATTCTTTACTACCTGATGTTGTTCTACGCAAATATCCACTAATGAGCATTACAGAGGAAATGCTATTTTCCTCAGTCCTGTCTCGCCCATTTCAAGGGAAATTACTTTCTGAATGGGCTGATGGATTAGAGTCAGATCGCATGACACGCATAAATAACGCTGTTCGTAATGGTTATTTAAATGGTGATAGTGCGGTAGAAATCGGACGTAAAATCAGAGGGCATGCAAACCAAGGTTATAAAGACGGTGCTCTACAGCTCAGTAGGGCTAACGCAACAACAATAGCAAAGACGGCAATTAATCACTTACAAGCGACAGCAAGAGATCAATTTGCTGACGCCAATAAAGACATTCTTGATTGTAAGCAATGGTTATCTACCCTCGATAATAAAACATCTCACGATTGTATTATTCGTGACAGACTGAAATACACGCTGGAAGGTAAGCCTATTGGTCATAAAGTTCCTTACCTACAAGGCCCAGGAAAAATCCACTTCAATTGCCGTTCAACAGAAACATTGGTTACCAAATCATGGCGTGAATTAGGCATTGATTTAGACGAGATGGATGCAGGAACGAGAGCATCAATGGACGGGCAAGTGCCAGCGGATACTAATTTTCTTGATTGGATACAGCGACAACCTGAGTGGCGACAGCGACAGGTATTTGGAGAGACAAGGTTCAGGTTGATGAAAGAGGGCGGTATGCATCCATCCGAATTTTACACGGACAAAGGTGAGTTTATTTCTCTCGAACAGCTCAGGGAGATAGACAAGCAAGCATTTAGAGAGGCTGGATATAGCTAATCAATAAACCATTTAACAAGGTCACCTCGGTGGCCTTTTTTGTTGCTTAAAAAACTAAGGAATATAACTATGTACGCACTTAAATTAATTACTGAACGTGAAGGACGTAAAGTGGAAGAAGTCCACTGCTTAGGAGATATGTACCGCTTAGAGTTTTATCCTGAATCAGAAAATAAAGATATCGTGGCGCGGGTTGAACACACAAAGAAAGACGCCATCCCATTATTTGATATTAAACGAACAGATCATGCTTACATTACAACGATAGTCGGTGACACGGTTCGGGTTATCAGTCGCGGATTAAAATCAAACTAACACTGGTCGCTTATGCGGCCTTTTTTATTACCTAAATTCAGCTTAGGGCTGAGTTAATTCAACGCGCTAGGCGCATTCAATCCCAAGGGGAATAACATGTTATTTATGAATATCGAACGCAAATACTATTCACAGGCTGATGATAGTTCGCAAGGTGGAGGGGGTGGAGTACCAGAAATCACCCCAGAGATTCAAGCCATCATCGATAAGCAGGTCTCAGGGCTAAAGGCTAAAAACAGTGAGTTACTCGGCAAGCTCAAGGAGCAAGGCGATAACTTGAAACGCTTTGAAGGTATTGATCCCGACACTGTGAAGGGAATGCTCAAACGCTTTGAGAATGACGAAGAAGCTAAACTCATTGCAGATGGCAAAATTGACGAGGTTCTCAATAAGCGTACTGAGCGTTTGCGTGGTGATTTCGACAAGAAGTTAAAAGAAGCAAGCTCTAAAGCTGAAAAGGCAGAGGCGTTTGCAAATAAATTCCGTGCTCGTGTGTTAGGCGATGAAATTCGTTCCGCAGCAGGGAAAGCGGGCGCATTAACCAGCGCTCAAGAAGATTTAATTTTACGTGCCAAAGGCATTTTTCAGATCAACGATGAAGGTCAGGCCGTAGCCGTTGATGAAGATGGCAATCCAATTATGGGTAAAGATGGTCGTACGCCATTATCACCTATTGAATGGATTGAATCCCTAAAAGAAAGTGCTCCTCACTTATTCCCCGCAGCCTCTGGTACAGATGCAGGGAAACATAAACAAGGTGGTGCGCATTTTAAACGCTCTCAAATGTCCGCTAGTGACAAGGCTGATTATATTCGCCGATACGGGCGTGACGCATATTTAAAACTTCCAAAAGAGTAAGGAAATATAAGCAATGGCTACGACGACTAATAATGATTTAGTAATTTATAACGATTTAGCACAAACTGCGTTTTTAGAACGCCGTCAAGATAATTTAGCAGTATTTAATCAGGCATCAAACGGCGCAATTGTGCTGGATAACTTGTTTATCGAGGGGGACTTCCGTAAGCGTGCCTTTTATCATATCGGCGGTTCGATTGAGCATCGTGATGTAAACTCTACAGCATCCGTAGAGAACAAAAAAATCGGCGCGGGCGAATCTGTTGATGTAAAAGCACCTTGGAAATATGGTCCTTATGCAACGACAGAAGAAGCATTTAAACGCCGTGGGCGTGATGTATCGGAGTTTTCTGAGTTGGTGGGTACGGATGCGGCAGATGCTTCACTAGAGGGTTACATTAAATACTCTTTAGCTGCGCTGGGTGCAGCAATCGGCAATAACAAAGAAATGGTGGTGACGGCTGATATTGCGACCGATGGCAAGAAAACGCTGACCAAAGGTTTACGCAAATACGGCGATAAATTTAACCGTGTAAATCTGTTTGTTATGCACTCAACCACCTACTTCGATATTGTTGATCAGGCCATTGACAACAAAGTGTATGAAGAAGCGGGTGTGGTTATCTACGGTGGACAGCCAGGCACATTAGGTAAGCCTGTGCTGGTAACGGATACAGCGCCAGTAGATGCCATCTTTGGTTTAGTGCCGGGTGCTGTGACTATCACTGAATCCCAAGAGCCGACTTTCCGATCTTATGAAATCAATGACAAGGAGAACTTGGAAGTTGGTTATCGTGGTGAAGGCGTGGTTAACGTTGGCGTTCTGGGCTATAGCTGGGATGAATCAAAAGGAAAAAACCCTGATTTAACACAGTTAGGCACCGCAGGTAACTGGAAGAAGCATTTCACTAGCAACAAATTAACCGCTGGCGTCATGATTAAACTGACTGCCGAAGAGGGAAAGTAACCCTGTCAGCGGATAAAACGTCCGCTATCGCTGACAGTACAGATACAGTAACGATCACTCTTAATTACACCAAGGGCAGCTCTCCAGTCGAAGGAGCTACCGTTAATTGGTCTACAACAGGTGGTAAATTAAGCGTTACTTCATCTAAGACGGGCAAAGCTGGTGGTGCGACAGTGAAATTAACTTCTGATTCACAGGGTGAATTTATTGTCACAGCCACTGTTGATGGTGTTGCACAAAATACTGATGCAATTACATTCACAGAAAAAACTTCTCCAGACGAGTAATTTAAGGGGCTTTGTGCCCCTCTTTTTTTTGAGGTGAGCATGATTGATCCTGATAAGAACTCTCCAATATTTAATAGCTACGCAAGTGTGGATGATTTGAAGAAATACGCTGAGGATAGAAATATCACTTTGGCAGATAGTGGATTAGAGGCATTACTAATTACGGCGATGGATTATCTTGAATCGCAAAAATGGTTAGGTAAACGAACTAACCCAAATCAACCTTTATCTTTCCCTCGCTCAGGGCTATCTCGCGACGGTGTTGCCATCCCAAGCGATCAGATACCAAAGCAATTAATCCAAGCTCAATGCCGTTTAGCGATTGAATCAGTAGAAAATGACCTACAGCCCACGTTAGGCGCTGAAATCACCTCAGAGCGAATTGAGGGCGCTATTACTGTGCAATATGCCGAAGGCACTAATACTGGCGCACCAAACTTTCCTTGGTTAAAAGGTTTATTGTCTGGCTTGATTGATGTCTCGGATGGATTTGCCATTAATACATTTGCAATGAGGTAGCCATGAACATTTATCAACGTGGGCAGAGCACAGCATTAAGGATGTTGAAAAAATATGGCGTTTCCTATCAGGCTAAGCGTGATGGTAAGCATTGGGTTGATGATGAGGGGCAGGAACACTTTGAGCCAGAAACGTTATTTTCTGTTGTCGGGGTAAAAACGCAATATAAACCTCACGAAATCGACGGAACACTTATTCTCTCCACGGATATTAAAATGATACTTCCTCCAGACATTGATATTCAGAAAGGGGATAAGCTGCTTATCGATGGCGTTTGGTTGCGCGTTCATGAGCCGAATCCTGTTAAACCCGCTGATATTATTATCTGCTATCAGTCTCAACTGAGGGCGTGACATGTCAGATCAGTTCATGAAGTCGATTAATATCTTTATCGACAAATCTAACGCAAATATTGAAACGGTTGTCAAAAATACAGGGTTTAAAATATTAGCGAAGCTTGTTGATATGTCACCTGTTGGAAATCCTGAATTATGGGAAGTTAATAGGGTTGCCTCAAACTACAATAAAGCAGTTTTTGAACATAATGAATATCTAAAACAAGATCCTAATAATTTAACACCAAAGCGACGTCAATTAAAAAAGCGTGTTCGTGTTAATGACTCTATGGATATTTATGTTCCTCCTGGTTATACAGGGGGGCGGTTTAGAGGTAATTGGCAGGTGTCATTTGATGCCCCAGCGGAAGGCGAGACGGGGCGCATAGATAAGTCAGGCAATATGACAAAGGCGTTAGGCAACGTTGTTATTGAACAATTTAAGGTAGGAATGAAAGCTATCTATTTCACAAACAATGTGCCTTATGCTTACCGCCTTGAAATGGGGCATTCGAAACAAGCACCTAACGGTATGGTTGCTGTGACTGCTGAGGAATTTAGTCAGTTTTTCAACTCTGCCGTATCGGAAACTAAATCATGAATCAGTCGACAATTAATACTGAAATACGAAAGCTGGTGGCGAGCATTGGCAAGGATTTAAATCTTAAAATCGCATGGCCCAATCTTCCTTTTAATGATATTAACGATCCCTATCTTCAACTCCATATCATGCCAGTAGAAACGGATAATATTGGGTTATCTCAGGATATGCCTGTTTATCGTGGTGTTATTCAAATTAACGTGGTTGGCAAAGTAGGGGGTGGAGACTCGCGACTCTCAACGATTGTTGATGACGTTAAAGCCAGATTGGAGAACGGATTAACATTAGGGGAGGGAGTCTACATTAACAGAGAGCCTAGCCAGTTCCCTCCAATTTCAGATGAAACAAATTATACCATTCCTATTCGTGCATCCTATCGATGTAACGCAATCCGATAACGCCGCTTAATTGCGGTTTTTTATACCTAAAATAGAGGTTAACAATGGCCTATAACATTCCTAATGGGTCGCGTGTTTACGTCGCAAGTAAATACGATGACGAAATTAAAATTACCGAGGCAACTAATGCCGAAGAAGCCGTACTAACAGTTGATGACGTGGGCGACATTGCAAAAGGCGATATTGTGCATGTGACATCTGGGTGGAAGAAAGCTTCTGGCGCGTTCCGTGTTGCAAGTGTTATTGAATCTAAAGTCACCCTAGAGGGTGTAGATACCAGTGATAAAAACGTATTCCCTGTAGGTGGTGGTACAGGAACATTAAAGAAAGTACTATCATGGGAAGTCATGCCACAGGTAATGACACTGTCTACCGAAGGTGGGGAACAGCAAATTCAAGAGGTTCAATTTCTTGAAGATGAGCAGGCAGAAACTATCGATACCTATAAAAATGGTGTTGTACAGGTTTATACCTTTGCTCACGATGCTAAGCTGCCTATCCGTAAATTGCTAACAAAATTGGACGACAGTAAGCAAGTTACTGCAATCCGATTCTTCAATAAACGCGCAGAAGAAGATCGCTATTACACAGCTTCAATTTCATTCCAGCGTGTGCCAAACACTGCTATCAACGAAGTTGAAAACGTAACAGCGCGATTCTCACTTAAATCTGAAATGCAGATTTATACCAACGCATCTTAATCAATAAATACTCACAACAGCCCCGAAACAGGGGCTTTTTAAGGACTGATAATGCCTAAATTTACACTCGTCCCAAATCCAACCTTCAAAGCTAACGTTAAAATTCCTGTTGCCGGCAAAGAAAAGCCAGAAGTAGTTACATTCACATTTAAACATCACTCAGTAAGTGAGCTTGATGGAATGCGAGAAAAACCGATTTCTGAGTTCTTTGAGCAGATTATTGCTGACTGGGCGATCGAAGAGCCATATAACAAAGAAAATTTAAACATATTGTTAGATAACTACCCTTCAGCCTCTCGTGCTATTTCATCAACGTATTACAACGAACTGTTAGGTAACCGCGAAAAAAACTCCTAACGGTCGCCGAGGCAATGTATGGCGGAATGAGTTCAAAAGAATCGACTGAGTTCGAGCGTGCTTTTGGCTTTCCGCCTGATATTGATGATGTTGAGGTGTGGCCTGATGTTTGGGATTCGTATCAAGTATTTTCAGCTATGAATACACAGTGGCGTGTAGGTATGAATGGTATCACAGGCTTGGATTACAACCCATTAAACCAAATAATGGACTTACTCAACATCAAAGATAGAGCGACCGTTTTTAGCGATATCCGCATTATGGAGGCTAAGGCGTTAGAGGTGATGCATAAGAGACCATAGTCGCGCTTTTGTAAAGCAATAAACCTATTTAAAGTTCTATTACGCTTACTATCGCCACTCGTCTAGCATATTTATCAATTTTTCTAGCTTCAGAGCAGGCAACTTCAGTAAAGGTATTCAATATTTCCTCAATACCTTTTCCGGATTCTATTTTTATAGCAGCGTTTCCTTTTAATAAGAATACATTTGTATTGTCGAATGCTTCATATACAAGTAGGTATTTTTTGGATGGCATTACAATGTCCTCATTGAAGTGAGCCATTATAGTATGACGTTAATGCATGACTGACAAATAAAATGCTAATCAGTGGTAAGCGCAGATTGGTGAGCAGAAAGAGAAAGTAGCCAATTATCAGGCTTGAGATATTTTATAGTAAAGGTAGGAATATGAACAAAATCCTAAGGCAGTATCGACATATGAAGGTGCCTTTATTTGAATCTGGATATATTATCTATTGTGGCTCTTGGGATGATTGGCGCTCTCTACATGAAAAACTAGGCATTGATGGTGGGGATAGTTTTGTTAACGGTGCAAGTCATACAGTTACTAACACTCAGTGTGTACTCCATATTATTGGTGTGTTTAACGGTAAATTATCTACTCTAGCTCACGAATGCGCACATATAGCGTTCGACATTTGTTACCGCGTCGGTGTGAGCGTTGAAACAGGAGCCGCGAATGAAACATTTTGTCATCTTATTAGTAGGATGGTGGATTTCTGTGTTAAACCCAAAAAAGCCGACGTAGGCCGGCTTTAATTATTACAACAGGTTAAGGACGCTTACTGTTTGGTGTTCTTTTTTCAAGAACCCATGTGTTGCCTGATTGCGTTGTTGGTGGTAGCTTTTCGTTGTCTCTCACTGTGGCATAATTGTTTTTTAAACCGCCACGAGGTCCAACTTCTCGATAGATACCGCCATCTTTACCTGTGTTTTCACCGGGTTTTTTACCCATAATAAAAACTCCTTGTAATGCTCGTTATTGAGCAGAACAAATATTAGACGTGAATTTAATTAAGTCAAATATCCGTACAAAGGAAATGGGGCTGCTACTAACCTGATGACGTTTGGTCCTTTATTCGTTTTCTGAAAGCGCTAAGCTTTCCTTTTAACACTCATCACTGATCAAATTACCAGATAACCATCCATAAGCAATATTGATATTATGGTCATAAAATCAATGAGTAGTATCGGTGTCGAAGCAGAGAACGCAGTAGGTGGTGATTATTTTATATCGATTAACCTATTTGCGTACAAATAAAACAACATAAAATGCTTAGGGGATGGGTTTGAAAGAAGATACTATAACCATCAATTCGGAAGATGATGTTTTCAGATTGGTTGCGCAGTACGCTGAAGGTCATGAGATTCCAGAAAACGTAACATTTGAAGGCTGGCCAAACTTAACCTTTAGACTTACGGGTAATAAGTTCAATAAAAGTATTACACCATCCGTAATGAAAGGTTTTATTGACATGCAGGCGCATATCAATAAAGCATACGCCGCTTTCAAATATGGTGATCAAAACAAGCGTTTATCGAAAAAAGAGTTAGAATCGATAGAGTTGGTTATAACTATTGATGAAGGCTCATCCATAATTGAGATAAACATTGGTGGTTTTTTAGAATCACTTAAAAAATCGGTAATTAAGAAAATGACAGGAAAACAGATAGCAATAACAGTGATAAGCGCTGCATTTATCTGGGGAGCGTCTTCTTCTTATAAGTATTACCTAGATACCATGCGAGAAATAAAACTTGCTGAAATAAGCAAAGAAGGCGAAAAGCAGACGCTAGAGTCGATTAGGTTTATGTCTGAGCAAGAGACTAAACGAATGGAACTTGTTACAGGTGTTATCGAGTCCATACCTCAACTTAAGCAGCAAAATGAAATAGCCACTGAGTCTAAAGGTAATTTATTAAAGAACTTGAATAAAGCTGACACTATCGAGTTCGATGGTGTTGTTTTGGATGCTGAGTTAACTAAAGAGCTAACTTCTACAAAACGTAAAACTTACGCCGAAAGAAGAATTGATGGCATATATAAGGTTGTTAAGGTTGAGCCAGGCGATCCTGCGCCATTCAAGGTTACAGTGAAAAATGTAACCACTGGTGAGCTAGTTAGTTGTGTAGTTCAGGATGTGTTTTTAGATGAAAAAGAAAATAAAGAGATTATTCAGCAAGGTGAGTGGGACAGGGAGCCAATCAAACTAACCATAAACGCTAAAGTACTGGGCGATGAAATTAAGTCAGCAATCATTATTAAAGCCGAAAAACTCCCCCAAGAATAAATCTGAAGTAGATGAAAACTAACCCACTCCGGTGGGTTTTTTGTTGCCTGAATATCTCAAATTATTGATATTGTTTGATTGTTCTAAATTGAAATGACCGACCTACAAAATAATTGTAGGTAACTACAAAAGTTTTGTAGTTCAAATATTGAGCGACTCCTAAAGGGTTTTACAAAAAAGTTGTAAAACTTATCTTGTGTAATTTATTGATATAGTTTGATTATAACGAATCGTTAGAATTGATAGCCCGTCCTTGGGCGTTACTACTGTTGCTATGCAATTAACGGAGTATTTAAAATATCTCCGCTTTTCTCACCTTGCATAACTTGGGTGCGTAAGCGGAAGTTTTGCAGTAACTCAATAAGAGCATTAGAGTCACGTTGTAATTTTTGAATGTATTCAACACTGACAACGTTATGACCATCAACGCTAACTACTTGTTGCTTTCCATTTTTATAAGAAACTAACCATCTGCCTTCTTTGGGTATGGTTACAGTGATTGAGTTTTGATTTGGCTCAAAAAGTATATTTTCTTCCTGTTTAGGAATGTATTCACCTTCAAGAACGAACTTGTGAATATACTCAACCGCATCGGGTATCTGATCTGCTGTTAGCTCTTCAATGCTACTAACATTAAATTTCTGGTGAACAAGAGAATAGGCTTCTGGGTACATAATGCCTTTCTTACTAACCAGTAGATTAACAGCATTCTTTAATGGGTTGCGTTCTTGAACAGTTGATTTGTGTTTTTTCTTAACTTCACCAGTAGTCCAATATTCATAAAGTACGTCGTCACACTCTTCTTGATACTTGATTACTTTATCGCGGATCTCTGGTTTGACTTTGTTAGGGCTGATAGTGTGAAGCCAGCCTGCAAGTTTACGGAGAGCTAGGCAAAGCATTGATTGCTCACCGCCTTTTGAAGGTATCACGATTTCCGTGATCCCTTTACTAAACCTTTGTTTTAGCTTTTCAAATTGAGATTGCCAAGTTAACCCCATGCCTTCAACTATTGGCTTCATTGGTACATATGGTTCGCCGTTGAAATTTACTACATACAGGTTGTTACCGTGGAAAGGTACGTTAATTGTTGATACACTAGTCATGTCGGTTACTCCGTAGTTTCTGACAAATTAGAAGCCCTAGCTACCGCAAATAGTTGGGGCTTCGCTGTTTTAGTTGACACGTTTTTCTCTTTCTTTCACATACCAAGCTATCGCTTGATTAACTATTGAGTTTTGCGAAATACCATCTTTCGCTGAGAGTTCTACCACTTTACTTTTTAACACCTCTGTTAATCTGAGTTGAAATTTTCCTGTTTTTTTATTGGTATTCATATCTTCATCCTTTTATGTGTCTATGTGACATCACAAAGATATCAATGTGAATCTATAT